GGTTTAACAGGTACTGTTCCTACTTGGAATCAAAACACAACTGGTAACGCAGCAACTGCTACCAATGTTGCTTACACTGGTTTAACAGGTACTGTTCCTACTTGGAATCAAAACACTACTGGTACTGCTGCAACTGTTACTGGTGCTGCTCAATCAGCAATTACTTCTGTAGGTACTTTAACGGGTCTAACACTTAGTGGAACGGTCACTCTTCCCAATAGTGCTAATAACCAAATTTATACATCAACGACTGCTGATTCGGCACTTCCATGGGCTAATGGTCCAGTTCTACAGGGTGCTACTGGTTGGTCGTTCTATTCAGCAATAAGTGCCTCATATCGTATGGGTTTCCGTGGCAACACTGCTGGAACAACTAAATACTTTTGGACAGCAGATAGTGCCCTTATTGGCGCACAACCTAATGACTTTATAGTTACCGACACATTAAATGTCATTGGAACTGGGCGCTTTACTGGTGCCGTAACTGCAACTACCTTTAGTGGGTCAGGCGCAAGCCTCACTTCTATTCCTGCTGGACAATTGACAGGTCAGACTGGTATGTGGACAAGTGCTAACAGGCCAGGACCTTACCGTTTGTACAGAAACGATGATAATAGTGGTTATAATGTTCAGACATACTGGACTGGTTCTAAATGGCGCCTATATGGGTACAATGGTGATACTGCACATGCGGATACTCATGTTGGTGTTGCGGATACTGCAGGAACTGTTACGACCGCTGCTCAATCATCAATTACTTCTATCCCAAACCTCACTTCCTGTGGAACCATGAATCAAATGGACTCAAATCCAAGAATTAATGGTGGTGGTGTTTATGGAATGAGTACCAATAACGCTACTTCTGGCACTACTGCTGTATGGGCATTAGTACTTGGGACATACTTTTTATATCGTTCTAGTTCATCAATATTAGAAAAAGAAAACATTCAATCATTAAACAGTATAATCACCCCGCAAATGATTGATGAAATTGATATTCAACTATGGAACCGTAAAACTGCGCCAGGTTTTCCTGAAATAGGCCCAATGGCAGAAGATATGCATGCCATTTCGCCATTCCTGTCAACACAGGGAATGGGTGTTGACGAAGACAACAACATTATTGCTACTCCTCCAGATGGCATTAATGCTAATTCTTGGATGAGTTTACTCACTATTGGGCTACAAGATTGTCGCAAAGAAATTCGTGAGTTAAAAAACAAAATACAAGAGTTAGAAACAATCTAGTAATATTTTACAAACCAAACAACAAGGAGAATAGTAATGTCCAATGTACAAATAGATATCAATAAGGTAATTGAAAGCCTCACAAACCAGATTTCACAGCAGGCCCAGCGTATAGCAGTCTTAGAGGCTACAATTGATGCTATACAGAAAGCCCCAAATACGCCTGATAATCAGGAGGAAGAGTGATTACGCGCATGTACCTTACCAAACAAAATAAAGCTTTAATTGCATCATACGCCCGTAGCGTACTAGGAGCTGCTGTTGCTACCTACACAGCCACACAGGACTGGAAACTGACTTTAAATGCCCTCTGGGCTGCGGCTTTGCCCGTTGCTATTCGTTATCTAAATCCAAATGATAGTGCCTTTGGTAAGGGTGAAAAGTGATTTATCCTTTTATTAAACTTGAAGTACCAACCGCACTCAAACAGTTTAAAAATGGACAACTGCCAGCCAATGTGTTAGCACCAGTCGCTACTGGTGGCAAGATGTACTCTGAGGCAGCAAAGCACTTTAACGCTCTGTACGCTGCAGCTTTAACTGCAGGTTTTAAGTTAAAGAATGTTGGAGATTATCGTTCATTTGATAGCCAGGTGGCTATGTTTAATGATCGTTATGTACTAACTGATCAAGGCGCAGGAGTTACCCGACAGTATCAAGGTAAGACTTGGTATTTGAAGAAGGGTAAAGCACCCTCGGCAGCACCAGACCCAACTGGTCTCAAGGGTTCTAATCACGGCTGGGGACTCGCAATGGACCTTGGCTACGACGTTAGCGGAAGACTTACATCTATGGGTGGGAAGTGCTTGGAGTGGATGTGCGCTAACGCTCCCAAGTATGGTTTTTACCTACAAGGTAATAACCCTGCCTCTAAAGAGTTTGAAGCATGGCACTGGCAATATGCCCTTGGTGATAAGACCCCTGATGGTTCAGTACAAGCTGCTCCAGCAGCCCCTGCTGTTGGTCCGTTGCTCTTTAATTACCCTGGAAAGCCAGTAGGTCTTGGATCAAAAGGTACTGATGCTGCACTTGTTCAGGCAATTATTGGCGCAAAAGCCGATGGCGATTTTGGCCCTAAGTCTGTTGAAGCACTCAAAACATGGCAAACTGCTAATGGCCTAACTGCGGATGGTTCTGTGGGTCCTGTAACATGGAAGAAGATGTTCGGCTGATAAGGAGTCACTAAATGGCTGTTAAAATTCAATTAAGGCGTGGCACTACCTCTCAGTGGAATGCCACTGTTGACAGTATTGTCGGTGGAACCATTCTCTCTGCTGGTGAAGTAGGTGTAAACACAACTACTAAGCAAATGAAAGTTGGAGATGGTTCAACAAGATGGGTTAGCTTACCATATTTTGCTTCAGGTACAATTACATCTGTAACCGCAGGTGATGGCATTACTGTATATACTACTGCTGGTAGCAGCGCCTCAAGTGGTGCTATATCGGTTGCAGTAGATACTAACTATGTTATGGCTCGTAACATTGTTAATGCTAAAGGCGATCTAATAGTTGGATCAGCAAATGACACTCCATCAATTTTAACTGTAGGCGCTACTGCTAACCACGTACTACTTGTGGATTCCACTACAGCAACTGGTGTTAAATGGGGTGCAGTTCCCACACTAAACCAAAATACAACTGGTACAGCTGCTAATGTTACTGGAATTACTAATGCTACTTTAACTACTTTGTCAGCTCTTACCAGTATTGGAACTAGTACTATCACAACAGGTACTTGGTCTGCAAATATTGGCTCCCAGGGTGTTAATGGAGCAGTTAGCGGTGCTTATTTAACAAACTTAAATGCTGATAATCTTTCTTCTGGAACAGTATCAGCATCACTTATGCCATCTGTAATGTACACAACTAATGGTGCTGCTTCTACTAAAAAAATAACAATTCAAGATGGTGGTCCACTTCCTGCGAATAGCCTCCTTGACGGCGATATTTGTTTCATTTACTAATATGGCTACATATGTTTACGATAACGGTTGGCGACAACTAACAGGAACTGACAGACCTTACGTTTATGACGGGACAAACTGGCAGGGTGTCAAAGAAATATATGCGTATGATAATAGTGCTTGGAGACAGGTATACCAGTACGATAACACTGGGCCTACTATTGCATCATTATCTGCAGTAGACACTACTGCTGCATTTAACACTAACTCTGGTATGCAACGTGTAACTTGGGGCGCGATTACAGACGCAGGCTCTGGAGTTGCTTCTGCTACTCTGAGTAGATGGTTCTATCAATACGATGGAAACTACGCACCTGTGTATCAAACTGTAGACACGTACAGTATTTCTACATCTTTGGGTGGCTCATATCTTGATTTAAGTGTTCCTATTAACCGTCGTAAACAAGGTTCTGGACAAGATTGGTATGCACAATACAGTATTACTTCTGTAGATAATGCCGGAAATAGTTCAACTGTAACTATAGGCGCGCCGTTTGCAGGTATCAAAACAACCACTTACGACGTTACCGCCCCGTCAGTTTCACCACCAACTTCTAGCCCCAATGGATCGGATTTTACTGTTTCATGGGGTGCTATTACTGATGGTGGTATGGGTGTTGATACAGTATACATACACCCGTTGTATTATGGAACTAGTAGTGGCCTTGTTGCAGGGACTCGGTGGAAAATTCCATCAGGTAGTTTTGGTGGTGGTTCAACCACATTGAGTGTTCCACTCAATAAACGAAATACTCCAGGTGGGGAAACTTGGGTTGTTACTTACTACATTATTGCTACTGATGCTGCTGGAAACTCATATCAAACTGGTGGTTCAGCTAATAAATATACACGACCATATGGCACATACAACATAACTGCTAACGCTTCGTCATCATATGACACCACAATACCGAGATGGTTCCCAACTGACTTTGTTAATCCATATGATGTTAGAGCTGGAGGTGGAACAAACTATTACCAAGGTTACTTCTTCTATGGAGATAAACTTGCAAATGCTTGTCTTGGGTTTGAACCAGATAACGCAACATTATTTGCTCAACGTAGAGCTTCTCAGGGTAACTCAGGTACATACAGATTTGCCCCAGCTTCTAATACATCACAACCAGGAGGAGCACCAAACCCTAATGCTTTTGATGTTGTAGATGTTTCTTTAAGTGGTTCAGATGTTGCAGTAAATGTTCCAATTATAAATTTTGTTACAAATATTTCATCTGGTAGTATTGGAAGTATTGCTTTACTTCCTGTTGGTACAGGTTCTACCTCATTCCGTCAAATGTATGGAGCTGGTCAAGGATACCTTGGACTAGGTGGAAGAGTAACCTTGTCCTTTAACTAAGGAGTAATACAACATGGCAATGGACCCAGATCTAAGTGCTTATTTAAAACAATTAGCAAAAGTTAGAGCTAAAATTACAGGAGAACAAGGTGGTATGCCACCAAAACAAAAAACAGGTTCTCCTGGTTGGGCTACTGAACAGTTCTATGAACTTCCTGACGGTACTCTTATTGACATTCCCACCAGGCCTGGAAAAAACGAATGGGGCATGATAGAAGGTGAAGATTACGAAGAGTTTGAACAAGATACTCAGGCTGACAGGCAAACAAAAGAACTAAAAGAAAAAGGAATTGATCCAAAAAACGTAACTTGTGAAGATTTGTTTCCACATTTATTTGGATTAGTTGAGGTAGCTGCATCTGCAGTTTACGGGGGTAATTCTGGTGGAAATCCTGAAAGCTCACGTGTTGCACAATACCAATTTATATCTACAAGTAAGTGTAGAGTAGGTGGAGCAGAAGATGCTATTACGGGGTATCTTTATGTAAAATTTAGGAAAAAAGGAACTGTGGTAAAATACGGTCCAATAACCGCAAAACAATTTAAAACATTTAAAGATTCAGATTCATTGGGTGTGCAATGTATCGGTGCTTCCCAAAATCCTGATCCTGACTATGGCCTTACATCTACTATAAAGTTAATAAACTTTGGCATGGAGTATGTAGGAGGTATGCCGGGAGAAGATGACGAGGAAGACGAAGACGAGGACGAGTGACACAAAATAATGTTTATTATAAGTTTAGTTATTTTAACGATAACAATAGGGTCATATTTCTTATTTCGAGACACCTTAAATAAACTTCAATATTTAGGCCCAATCTATTGGATTACAAGAGATAACACCAGCTTAACAACCCCTTTTATATCTATCGGATTTATGAGACAGATTGCTCCACCTTGGAAAATAGGAAAAGGAATTCAATTTACATACAAAAACTATGCATTCCAAATAGGATTTTGTCGCAAATCCACTCATACTGATGAAACTTCAGGTATCCTAGGAGCATTAGGTGGAAGATACCTAGATGACGATGTAGATACAATCCGAAAGTGGTAACAATGTTTTTTAAGAAGGCAGAAGATCCCATTAAAAAGATCAAAAGAATCGAGCGTTCAGACACCCCAACACTAATTAATTGGATGGATGCTACTATTATGGGGCTAGGTAAAGCATTCGATGATTGGCGTTTTAAAGATTTACCAGAATCAGAAGTAACTCAACACGTAGATATTTTAAAGTCAATATGGACTGAGCTATCAGAACGTATGGCAGAAAAGTAGGTAGAAATGAACAAACCAAACATGGATAAGGGAAACTTGAATCCATCACGTAAAGCTATTCTGCGTAGTAACAACAAAGATAGCTTGTATCTAAACACATTAGTAGACCACCTTAACCACCTAGGTTATGAATTTGGTTGTGTGTCTAGTATTATTTCTAATACTACTGAGACGTCTACTTACCTTGTAAGCCTTCCTGATTTATTCTATCTAGTTGATAGAATCACTGAATCCTTAGGAATGCCAAAGAAACCACTTGAAGTACCTGACCAAGGGGTATTGTTCACTGACGATGCTCTATAATTAAAGCATGCAGGAACTACTAGAAGATGGGTCTATGCCTGAAGATATTCAGGCAGTTGAACTAGACGAAACATCACAAGAATTTATTGATCAACTTGTTTTAAAGCTTATTTTATTTACAGAAGAATTCTGTAATGTAACTTTTTTTCCATATCAAGTGCCTATTGCTTATCGAGTAATAGAATCAATAGTTATTGGTGATGGTGAAGAAATGACCCTAGTAGCTACACGTCAATCTGGTAAATCAGAAGTACTGTCTAACGTGCTTGCGGCAATGATGGTTATACTTCCTAAGCTTTCAAAAGTTTACCCAACTTGGTTAGGTAAGTTTGACAAAGGGTTTTGGTGTGGAGTTTTTGCCCCAGTTGAAGATCAAGCTGACACCGTGTTTAGCCGAATTGTTAGTAAATTAACTAGTGAACACGCTATGGACTTCCTTCTTGACCCAGAAATTGATGATAAAGCTACATCTGGTGGGTCACGTGGTAAAGGTCGTATTATCAGCCTTAAGCACTCTGGCTCCCTTTGCCGTATGCAAACCTGTAACCCTAAAGCAAAGATTGAGTCTAAGACCTACCACTTTGTACTTATTGACGAAGCTCAAGAAGCTGATGAGTACATGATTGCAAAATCAATTAAACCTATGTTGGCATTCAACAACGGGTCTATTGCATTAACTGGTACGGCTACACGTAACAAATCTTACTTTTATAAAATGATTCAATTTAACAAACGCAGAGATGTAAACAGTAAACGTAATCATAGGCAGTGTCACTTTGAGTATGACTGGAGAACTGCTGCAAAATATAATGAAAATTACTCTAAGTTTATTACTAAAGAAAAGGTAAGAATTGGAGAAGATTCTGACGAATTTCAAATGTCCTACTGTAATAAGTGGGTCCTTGAAAAAGGTATGTTTGTAAGTGATGACCGCCTTTCTAGAATGTATGACACCTCTATGGGTCTTGTTAAACAGTGGTGGCGTACACCAGTAGTTGTTGGGATTGACGTAGCTCGTTCTAATGACTCAACAGTTGTTACTGTGTGCTGGGTTGACTGGGATCGTCCCGATGGTTTTGGGTTCTATGAGCACCGAGTTCTTAATTGGCTAGAAATAAACAATGAAGAATGGGAATCTCAATATTTTGAAATTATTGATTTCTTAAGAAATTATAATGTATACCGTATTGGTGTAGATTCCCAGGGTGTTGGTGGAGCAGTTGCAGAACGCTTACAAATCCTTATGCCTAAAATTGATGTAGTAGCGGTAACTTCTGACGCAAAGACCCAGAATGACCGGTGGGTTCATTTAACTGAGTTAATTCAACGTGATCAGTTAGTTATTCCTGGACATTCTAAAGCACGGCGTACACGTAGTTGGAAACGTTTTAACCAACAAATGTCCGACCTTGAAAAAGTTTATAGAGGACCATACATGCTTGCCGCAGCACCAGAAGAAAAAGGTGCTTTTGATGACTTCCCAGACAGTTTAGCAATAGCTTGTGCTATGTCAGTAGTAGACACAATGCCAATGGTTAGCGTGTCTGATAACCCGTTCTTCAGATAATTGTGCCAAAACGTGGTAATCTAAATATACAAACTTCCATTCCACTAGGAGGAAAACTATGGCTGTAGGCCCCACCCCCATGTTCCCAGAAACCCAGCAAACTATGTTTGAGCGTTCAATGGCGCCGAGCATTCCTGGCAACCGCGGACCGCTTCGTTTTGAAGAAGGCATTGCAACTGACACTGACGTTCCAAACGACTTTGGTGTAGGTGCCTATGAAGACACAGCTCCGGCTCCTGGTCGTGAAAATCACACCAATCCTGAGATGTTCTTCAAGTATCCAGAAGAGACTATGCGTGAGCGCGCCCACGTTGGTTCTGCTTCTTGGATTGAAGCTCCTCAGCACCTTCAGGAATTTGTTCAGGGAAGCATGGCCGGCGACGGTATGCCAGAATTTGAATATTCCTATAACACAGGTGGTCGCATGAATCTTCCAAATCCGACTGTTGTTACTGGCTGAGATCTGGTAGAGTAGATGCTCCGTACTAAGGAGCATTCATGAATACCCATCAACTAGACTTACTTTCAAAGTACCTTCAGCGTGTTGTCGCTCGAGGAGCAGAAGAAGAACAAGAATTGTATGCATTAATACAATCAGTAATACACTTGTCAAACTCCTTCAATAATGTGTATACTAAAGAAGGCAAAACAGCCGCATAACAACCACTGCTAATTTGGTGGGGTAACACAAGGAGTATTACATGCCTGATTCCTCAAGTCTGGTTGCAGACTTAACGGAGCGACAAGCGAATGCACTTCGTCAAAAGTGCTCGTTTACACGCATAAAAGAAAGTATGTCCCAAGAAGAACACTCAGCAGTAAATAAGGCTGAAGAAGAAATTAAAGTAGATACTGGGAACGGTAGAGCAAAAACTTACTCCTGTTCTTGGTTATCTGAAGTGCTCACCAAAAATGGTTATCCAGTAAGCTCTAGCACCATCTCCCGTCATATGAACGGGCGGTGTGGTTGTGAGTAATCTGGTATCCGCTTTGTCAACTAGTTTATCAAATACACCTGAATGGCCTCTAGTTCAACCTGGCCCCTCAATCAAAATGCCAACAATTAAAGTTAAGCCTTCATCAAACGCTTCAGGTTACCAAACCTGCGTAATCCTTCCAGATATGCAGATTGGGTATTTCCGAGCCCGTAACGGCGAATTAGAGGCCACTCATGATGAAGCAGCTCTTTCCATGGCATTAGCAATCACCAAATCATTAAATCCAGACATGGTTGTGCTTGTTGGAGACAACTTAGACTTCCCTGAATTTGGTAAATATCGACTTAGTAGTGCTTATGCACAAACTACTCAGGCATCTATTGACCGTGCTACAACCCTTGGAGCACAGCTGCGTACATATGCCCCTAACGCTAAACTTGTATGGATAGCTGGAAACCACGAAGAAAGATTGGTAAACTTTGTACTCGATAATGCGAAAGCTGCCTTTGGCATCCGTAAAGGTAATACTCCGGAATCCTGGCCTGTTCTTAGCATCCCTAATCTCTGCCGCTTCGATGATTATGGGATACATTATGTACCGGGCTATCCAGCTGGACAATTTTGGATCAACGAAAGACTCCGCGTCATCCACGGCACAAAAGTACGCAGTAACGGGTCAACAGCGCATGCCTATCTCAACACAGAAAAGACTTCAGTCATCTATGGTCACATCCACCGGCGTGAATGGGCTGAACGGTCCCGTGACGATTGGGATGGCGCAAAGACCATCATGGCCGCATCCCCTGGTACGTTGGCCCGCTGTGACGGCACCGTCCCATCTACAAAAGGGTCCATCGACTTGGATGGTAGACCTATGACGATTGTAGAAGACTGGCAACAAGGAATAGGGATAGTTACTTTTGAACCAGGTGATGGTGCATTTTGGTATGAACAAGTGCCGTTTCATAACGGATCGGCCTTTTTTAGAGGGAAGTTTTATAATGAAGAAAAAGAAACAGACTGACAATCCAGGGATTCCACAACTAGCCATAGTTACTTGGCTAGACGCTTTTGATGGACCAACAGGATGGCTAGATCCTCTTACCTATAAACCCAGACCAATACGCCCAATAACAATTGGTTGGGTTATTGCAGACTTTCTAGATGAGTATTTAACTCTTGTTGGAACGTACTTCATTGATACTAACGAAGAAGGTAAGGATACAAAGGCGGAATACTATAGTAATCCTACCCATATCCCACTTAAGATGGTACAATCTATAACATACATAGACACACCTACAGAGATATCTGCTTTGATTTTATCCGATTTTAACACCAGAGGTTTTAATGCCGATTGATTTTTGGTCACCAAGTTATAGAGCTTCCTCTAGTGACCTAACTGTAGCTATATCTCCACTTGGTTTAGTAGAACTTGCAGACGAAGAGTTTGAAGTTCATGGCCCACGTCTTAACCGTTACAGTGCTTGTTGGGCTTGGTATCTTGGCCACCATTGGTCATACAAGCGTGAACAAGGCGAACAAAACATTACCCTTAACTACACTCGTACTTTGTCAGACTACATTACGAACTTTTGTTTTGGTAAGGGCGTTCAGTGGAAAGTTCCCGAACAAAATGCTGCAATCATCCCTCAATTGCTTCACCGTGTTTGGGAACAAGACAACTCAAAATACAACGTTCTTTGGGAAATGGGACAACTTGCAAGCGTAACTGGTGACTGTTTTGTTAAAGTAGCTTATGAAGAGCCGTATGTTGATCCAATCGGTATAACAAACGAAGGTCGTATTCGTGTTATTGCTTTGAACCCAGCACATTGTTTTCCTGAGTATCACCCTCATGATCGTGATCGTTTGTTGCGTTTTAAATTAAAGTATCGTTTTTGGGGAACTAGCCCTGAAGGTACACGTCAGGTTTATACTTTTACTGAAATCTTAACTGATGACTCAATTGAGCAATACATCAATGATGAATTAGTTGACCAATACCCTAATCCAATTGGTCATATTCCAATTGTGCATATTCCTAATATGACTATTTCATCGTCCCCTTGGGGACAAGCTGATATTTGGGACATCATTCCACTTAACCGTGAAATGAATGAAAAGATGACAGAAGTATCAGACATCATTAACTATCATGCCGCACCAGTAACAATTATTACTGGTGCTAAAGCAAGCCAGTTGGAACGTGGTCCTAAGAAAGTTTGGGCTGGTCTTCCTAAAGAAGCTAGTGTATTTAACCTTGAATCCAGTGGAAATATGGCTGGAGCTTTAGAATACATTACGTTTATTAAACGAGCTATGCATGAAATAACAGGTGTACCTGAAACAGCTCTTGGTCAATTTCAGCCAGTATCAAACACTTCTGGTGTAGCACTTTCAATTCAGTATCAACCTTTAATGAATCGTTTTAATATGAAACGTATTCACTTTACTAAAGGTCTTGAAAAAGTTAATGAGCTTATAATTAGAACAGCGGCAGTTTTTACTCCTGAAGCACTTATGTATAACCCCTCTACTACAGAGCAACCTGAAGCTGATCAACTTACACAACTTGATCCAGCAGACCCCTTAACTTACAGAACTACTATTCATTGGCCTGACCCACTGCCGGTTGATGTGCTTATCAAACTTAATGAAGCCCAAGCTAAGATGGCTATGGGTCTTGAATCTAAAGAAGGCGCTATGCGCATGCTCGGTGAAGAGTTCCCACGTGAGAAACTTGCTGAGATATTTGAAGAACTCCGTGATGACGCCGTTGACCAGGGTGCGCTAGATATGTTGCGCGCTCAGATCAACCAAGCAGTCATGATGGCAACAGGCTTGTTACCCGGACCAGGTGGCACCAGCACGGTACCCTCTGGAAATGGTAATGTAGCAAGTGCAGGTTCACCCGAAGGACAAGGGGGCCCCTTACCGGGCACTCAAGTTATGGGTGGTCCTGTAGAAGGAATGGTAAACAATATAGTTGCAAAGGCATATGGAGCTAGGTTCGCCCAGCGTCGTATGCCTGATGAAGAATAAATCTGTCGTATTAAATTAGCTATTAACAGCCCAACTAGAAGAGGTTAACTTATGTCAAAGTTTGAAGATGGTATTCAGGTACCAGCAGATCCAGCAGAAGCACCTGCACCAAAAATGCAGGAAGAGAAGTACTTCTCTGAGGAGGACATTCAAAAAGTCCGCCAGCAGGAGAAGGACAAGATGTACAAGCGTCTTGAAGACGCCGATCATCGAGTCAAGTCAATGGAAGAACAACTTTCAGTGCTTAGTACTGATCGTGAAAAAGCAATTAAGGAAGCGTCAGATCGCGCCAAGAAGGAATCAGAAATCCTTCGTCAGCGTGAAATTGAAGAGCTTTCTGCAAAAGATCTTCTTTCAAAAAGAGAAGATGAATTTAACCAACGTATTAACCAGGTTGAGCAAGAGTGGGGTCAGAAGTTTTCCGAATTGGAAAAGCAACGCCAAGCCACTGATGCAATGCTTGAAAAAGAACGTTATCTCCAGCAATTAGAGTCATATCGTCAACGACGTATTCAATCTGAAACTGACACTATTATTCCTGAACTACGTGATCTTGTAGCAGGTAATAGTGAAGAGGAGATTGAACACAGTATTACAGTACTTCGTGATCGAAGTACTGCTATAATTGAATCAATCCAGCAAGCGAGTCCCCCTCGTTTGAAAGGGACGACAACTACGGCGCCCCCCTCTGGACCACTGGACAACCAAACGGACTACCAAACGGTCAGCGCGGAGGATATCCGCAATATGCCGATGGATCAATACGTAAAAATGCGTGAAAGACTTATGTCAGCAACACGGGCTCCTAGAGGCCGCTACTAATAACTAAACCAACAACCCTATCCATCGGAGGATATTAATATGGCATTACCCGCACCCGCAGGTGGAGCAATTACCGGAACAGGTACTTATACTGGTGGCTCAGGCAACCAAGTTACAGGATACACTGACGGTAGTTCGGCTCTATCTCCCGCAATCCAGCAAATTTGGTCAAAGGAAATTCTTTTCCAGGCTATGCCGGTTCTACGCTTTGAACAGTTCGCTGTAAAGAAGACGGAACTCGGTGTTATGCCAGGTTTGACCATCAACTTCATGCGCTACAACAACCTTACGGTTGATGAGAACGCTGGAGCTAACTTGACTGAAGGTTCACGTATGGAACCGTCGGCCTTGTCGGCTAGCCAGATTCAGATCACCGTGGCAGAACAGGGTAAGGCCGTTGCCGTTACCGAATTGTTGCTCAATGCATCATTCGATGACGTTATGGCTTCGTCCTCACGTCTGCTTGGTCGTCACATGGCACAGAGCATGGACATCCAGGCTCGTAACACCCTCTACAAGAACGGCATCCCGTTCGGTGGTGGATCAGCTGTTCCTCCGAGCGTTGTGTTCGGTCGCAAGGCTGCTAGCACCCGTGGAGCCATCAGCCCGTATGATGCAGGTACCCTTGGTACCGCTTCGTCGCCTGGTTACTTGAGCCCCGCATCCATCAAGGACGCAGTTGAAGTCCTCGCTGGTCAGAACATCCCGCGTTTGGGCGACACCTACGTGTGCTTCGTTCACCCGTCGCAGAGCCGTTCGCTCCGTGACTGGCCGGAATTCATCGAAGTCACCAAGTACGCTGCTCCGGGCAACTTCATGCTCGGTGAAATTGGCCGCTTGTATGACGTCGTGTTCATCGAAACCACCCAGGTTAAGAAGGGCTTGGATGCTACTGCAACCACTGCTCCTCTTTATGGCATGGGTTCAACCCTTGATGCCAACTCTGGTACTGCTGGTTTCCAGGAAAATGCCGACTCTTTCAACGCCATCATGATTGGTGACAACTCCTTTGGTCATGCCATCAGCCTTCCGGTTGAATTGCGTGACGGTGGTGTCATTGACTTTGGTCGTGAGCACGGTCTTGCCTGGTATGCCATCTGGGGCTTTGGTGTAATCACACACGAGTCGCGTGTTATTCTCAACACGCTTGGTGGCGCCATTTCCTGAACCTAAAAAAGGTAAGGAATCGTAACCCTTTTACGGGTGCGAATGGTGTAATATGGGTGGGGGCAGAAACCCCCACCCATTACCATTTATAAACACATAACAACAAGGAGATATCATGGCTCGCAAGATTACGACCACAACAAATTGGGCAGAAGCAGTAGAAGGCGATGAAGTAATAATTGACGAACCTGTCATTGTTTCTTCGTCTGATCCCGATTTTGTAAAAGCAAGAGTTAAGGGAACATGGGTTATGTTCTGGGGTCAAAATAGATTTGATTTTGTTGACGGAAAGAACTACAAGTTGCCAAAAGACTTGTTCAACTACCTCCGTAATAACGGTAACATTTACGACACTATGGCTTGAGGTATACATGCCCTTCATAATCCCTAACGCTACCGATATTGATGGCAGTAATTTTATTGCCCTTGACCAGTCTGAACCAGATTCTCTTGATTTTCAAATATTAGGAGATCGTTCAACTGGTGTTCTTACAGGTTGTGCCGTATCAACAGTAACTGGTACAACTATTAAAGTTGATCAAGGTGCGGTTGCTATACAAGGGGTTGTCTATAATGTTCCGGTTTTTAACCAAGTAACTTTACCTACTGCACCACTTACTACCACCTATAGATTTGACATAGTTGTTGCACGTTTAGATACCACAACTAATGCAATCTCTATAGTGGTAGTTTCTGGGCCTGAAAGCACAACTAACCCAACTTTTCCTAAAACACCCAGCAGACTTAGTAGCCTTGTTGGAGTGAATTACATAAACATTGGTAATATCACTGCAAATAACCCAACTACTGATGTTGTGTTAGCTACGGTATTTCGTAATGCTGCTGCTGCAATTGCTAATGCATGCATAGTAGACAAACGAGTTAACGTTCCATCAACTACTAGTTTACGTGGGGCCACAGACCCTGATAATACTATTGGAAACGACGGAGACTTATATTACAGAACAACTGAGGTTGTTTCATCTTCTGGTGTTTTTATTAAAACAAATGGAACTTGGGTTGAGTTACTACTTCAAAACAACTCTGGTTCAGTTACTCCAGTTGGTTCTATTATTATGTGGCCAAGTAATGTAACAACCCCTAACCCAACTGGTAAAACATTTTGGTTAGAGTGCAATGGTGACTATGTTTCTAATACAAACTACACTGCCCTAAAAACCCTGCTGGGTGAAACATATGGGCCTTATGTTGGCACAACCTTTAAACTACCTAACTTATCAAGTGGGTTTATTCAAGGATCAGTAACTGCAGGATCTACTGGTGGTAGTAGTACAGTATCTATTGCAGAAGGTAATTTACCTCCACACAAACATGGTTTAAATGACCACCAACACCCTGTTGGTAGCCATGCTCATACAATGGATCATGACCACGCCGACCAGAAAACTGAATCAGGTGGAGTACATAGCCACCTTCCAGAAATACAAGATGGTTATAACCAGTCAGGTACTACTGGTGGATTTGTTACTAGGTTAACTGAACCCATAAATGGTACATTTACCATTGTTGATGGAAAAGTTTATGGAAATACTGGATTTGTAATACCCCATTCAATTAATGATAATGGGTTAGCGGATGGTCTTACGATAACTCAAGATGGAAATGCTAGCGATGTTGGATTTGGTTTTCCTGCAGCAGGAATGCAAGTTCATTACACCCTTTCTTTAAAAAACTCACCATCGCATAAACACGATATTGAATTTGTTAAGTACACTGGTAATACTGGCAGCTTAACAACAAGCACAGCTAGTGCTAATACTGGTGTTAGTACTGGGAGTACCACATATGGTAATGGAACTGGTGAGGCTTTATCGGTTGTTCCTCCTTATATAACCATGCGTTGGTTTATACGCGCCTTATGACAGAAAAACTACCAAAACCAACTGGTACTCCTGACCAAATCCGAATTAGGCGCATAACAAGTGTTGGGGCAATGCGCCCAGAACAACCAGCTATGAATCAACCTATACAAAAAACAGTGCCAGGTAACGACTCCGCTGATACCCCTACTTGAGATAAACTGGTTATATGGCAACACAGACAGATATTGAAATTATTGCAAGAACCTATCTCAGGGATTTTCCTAAGTTCTTTCAAACATCTTTTGATGTTGTTGGGCGTACCTACGAATTAGACCACATTAATATTGACTCTGAGTCTTTATGGGTAGCTGTTTACGCATCTGGAGCTGGTTCTGCTTCTGTACTGTCAGCTTCTCAATATATTATTGATGAACGTAATGGTATTTTAAGATTAACTGGAACCTACTCAAGTAGCACTAAAGTTATGGTTGAGGGTTACTACTATGAATGGGTTACCCCTACTGACCTGGCTTTTTACTCTAAAAGAGCATTAGATAAGCACTTGCATACCCTTCATCTGCCTGTTGAACAACTTTCAGATGTAGTTATTGACGCAATTGGTATTTCAGCTATTTGTGAAGCTCTATGGGCTCTAATGACTGAGTACAGCCGAGACATTGATGTAATTACATCTGAGTCTGTGCATATCCCAGCAAGCCAACGTTTTCGTATGGTTCAATCATTACTATCCCAATGGGAAGCTGAATATAGACGTCATGCTACAGCACTTAACATTGGTTTTGACAGGCTTGAAGTAATGAACCTTCGTCGCACTTCAAGAACTACCAACAGACTTGTGCCCCTTTACAAAGCTAAAGAACTTGGAGATTTCTCACCCTTGGAACGTCAATGGCCAGAAATTGATGAAGGTATTGTTAGCCCAGAAACTAAGGGAGACAGTCTACGAGAAGACGTATATATAGACACTAACCCACCATCGGGTACTACCACGAATTCATTTTACTAATGAACCTTCATACTGAGCTTTCCTTAATTAACAAGCACTTTAATAAAAGGCACAAAGAAGCCGGTTCAGAGTACCTAGTTTGGTATGAGTTTATACCTCTAGGAACTAGCGCCAGTGCTACCAGTATTTATGATGATGTTTACGATGAATCACCAAGTGGTACAGGTGGTCGTAAATACAAACCAGGGGTAGTGTTACCAGCATTACTTGCTTCAGAAACTGAAGACCAAAGAAGATCTATTCCTGAAGGTCGATTAACTTTAGAAACAATGAACTTGTTTATTCCTGTTAACGCAATGCGCAATGCAGGAATTGAAACAGTTTGGGAATACCGAAACCATCTTAATGACATATTTCTATATGATGGTAGGTTTTTCTCAGTGTTTGATTATGCAGTTAGAGGACGTGTAAAGGGTGAAGTATTTGTGCTCATTCAGGGTCAAGAACTCTATGTTGACCAGGAGTTTGTGAATGACAGTAACTTTCCGGAACTGTCTTCTAATAACCTTCCATGGCCTGCATCCTTACCTAAAATAGGCTAAAATTGTTCTAGCTACAACGTGCGTTGTAGCATTCAACGCCTAGAACTGTGAGAGGTCCATATGATTGGACAAACTACATACCCTGTGTCTCTTACTCGTTCTTCAACAAAAGGTGTTATCCCTTACGCAATGGCCAACACCATGAAAACCCTAAAAGGTGTTGAAAAAGCTATAAACAAAGCTGTTAAAAAGTACCAGACTAAGCTTAGAAAAGATGCCGCTAGCTCATGGGGAGAAGAAGTAGCTAATACCATAGAGGTTAGCTTTAACTCTAGTTCTATGACTTTAACCATTAAATCTGACCATCCAGATGCTGAAATCTTAGAAACTGGGGATTCTGAATTACCTCCAAAACCTGTTTTACGATCAGCAGCTGTAAAAGCTCAGGCTGAACTTGTTCCTTTTATTAAAGAACAATTTCAAAAAATAGGTATTAAATAATGGCTAATAAAGGATTCTTACTTGCAGAAGATGCTGCTGTTAAAAATAGGTTTAGCAATTTGACTGTATCTGATGATAGAAACCAAGAACGTACGGTTCAAGTGTTCTTTAGGTATCCTGAAGGGGAAACTGAAAAAGCATACCCATTTATTACTATAGAAATGGTAAACCTAAGCCACGATACCCGCAGACAGTTGTCTGAAACTAACTATTACTACAGTAATACTGTATCTGCTTCAAATGGTAGTTCGTACATAGATTACTATCCATCTGAAATGACCTCCTCTGAGTTAGCTAGTTTAAATATTGCTAATCATGCTCTTAAGGTACATTCGTTTATTCCGGTAAACTTAATGTACCAAGTAACCACCTATACTAGAACAGCCCTACATGACAGGCAGTTATCTAGTAAAATATTAAGAAGAGTTGTACCGTTCAGAACAGGGTTTATTGAAATCCCAGAAGATGGTACAATTCGTCGGTTTGATCTTCAATCTTGGTCTACATCAGACCTTTTAGATAGAGAAGCAGGATACCGAAAACGTATCTTTAGAAAAGTGTTTACAATACAAATGAATGCTGAAATAGCTGACACGGACTTTAGTTCTGTGCCACTAGCTCTCAGCCTTGTTGGAGAATTTAATACAACAATTAACAGTAATTTCCCTACAGCAACCAATCTTTCAGAGGAGTTTTAAATGCCCACTTATCAAAACCCTGGTGTGTATGTGTCAGAGGCGGCTTTTGTATCAAAGCCCAAAAATTCAAATACATCAAGATCTACTGCAGCTTTCTTTGGAGAAGCTTTACGTGGACCGTCAACTGCAACCTTGGTAACTTCTTGGTCTGATTACCGTACTCTTTACGGTGAACTTTCACAAACATCGGACCTTGGTTTTGCCCTTTACCATTACTTTTCAAATGGTGGTAAGGATGCTTATGTTGTTCGTGTTACCTCAACCAGCGCAGCTGCCGCTTCTATTACTGTTCCGTATTATCCAAATGGTACAGGTTCAGCTTCTGCTGTATTGTTTACTGCTAATGCATTAAGCAAGGGTATTTGGGGTAATGATTTGACTGTTGAGTTTACAGCAGGATCTACTGCAGCTACTGCTTCAGTAATACCAACTTTTAACTTAATTGTTAAATTATCTGGAGTTGAAGTAGAACGTTGGAATGATCTTTCTTCAGAAATTTCATCTAACCGTTATTTGGTTACTATTTTAAACACTTATTCAAGTTACATAAATGGCGTAGTTATTGGTGGAGCTGTGGCTGCTGAAACAGCAGATGCTTCATGGGCCTTTAAGTCAACAGCTACAGCATTTACACAAGGTGTTGCCGGTTCAGCAACACAGGATTCTGACTACACAGCAGCACTATCACAACTTGATAGCGTTGAAGGTGTTTTGCTTTTGAACGCTGTTAATAAAACTAGTACAAGCGTTATTAACGCTTTTATTGCTAAAGCAGAATCACGTGGTAATTCATTTGTAATCATTGATCCTGATATGGTTGAAACTAACGTAGCAACAATTGGCGGAACTACTGTAGGTAACTACACTGCCTCAAACTACGCTGCTGTTTACTATCCAGCATTGTTAATGGTTGATCCTTCAAAAACTGGTCCAGGAGCTATTCGCACAACTGCCCCTGGTGGAGCAATTGCCGGAGCGTATGTTCGTACAGAAATTGAACGCAATGTTGCTAAAACTCCTGCTGGTGTCAATGTTAATGTTAGAAACGCAATTGGACTAGCTTCAACATTTACTGAATCACAAACAGGTACTCTGTATGGAACATACAATGTTAATACTCTAAAGTCAATACCTGGCGGTGGAATCATTATCAATGGTGGACGCACACTAGATAAGAATACTCCCGGAAAGTACGTCGCTGCTCGCAGAACATTGAACTACTTGAAGCAGACTTTAAAGGATTCAACTAGCTATGCGGTGTTTGAACCAAATGATGAAAGATTATGGACTCAACTCACGATGGGTATTTCTGCCCTTCTTTCAGAGTTTTGGACTAAGGGTGGGCTTAAAGGAGCAACCACTAGCGAAGCCTTTTATGTAGTATGTAACTCAACAAACAATACGGCAGTAACTGTAGATAATGGCGAAGTTCACTTAGAGGTTGGTATTGCTTTGCAATACCCAGCCGAATTTATCGTAATTAACCTGTCCCAATGGACCGGCGGTTCTAACTCAATCGAAACAAATTAATAAGGAGAATGCATAATGGCACGTTCAGCTGCTTCAGATCCAGTACGTAACTTTAAATTTCAAGTACAGATTGTTCCACCCACAAATACCCGACTAGCTACTGCCATAAGTGGCATTGGCAACCTAGGCTTTGCTGCTATGACTGGTGTTTCAGTTCAGCATCAAATGGTTGGTTATCGTGAGGGTGGAATGAATACTCATACCCATAAGCTAGTAGGCCAATCAGACTTTGGTCCTGTAACTTTTAGTCGTGGAGTTATTTCAGACCAAAGCCATCTTTGGAAATGGTCTGAGTTTATACACTCTTGGAGCTCAGCTTCACTAGGTTCAGATTCCACAGTAACTAAGGGCAATGATTACCGATGTGACGTTTTGGTTACTGTTTTTGACCATCCTCACTCAATTGGTTCATACCAAGAACCAGGTTCTTCTAATGCTCTTAACATTGGTAAACCACGACTTGGTATTAAACTGTTTGATTGCTGGCCGGGCGCTTACACACTTAGTGATCTTTCTGCTGGTGACTCTGGTATCATTGTTCAACAAATGACCCTTCACCATGAAGGCTTTAAGCTTGCTTGGACTGAAACTGAAATTGGAGCTCTAAGTTCCCTCACGTAAAACTAAAAGTTAAAACCACTATAAGGAGTATAAAATGACCAATACAACTGAAGTTGAGTCCATGGATGAGGCATTCAAGGACCCAGCTCCTTCTATTTCTTTGCCCGAATCTGTAATTGTAGAACTACAAAGAGGTTTGCTAAACCCAACTACTGGGCAATGGCAAACAACAGCAGAAGTACGTGAGCTTAATGGTAAGGATGAGGAGTTTCTTTCATCCTTAGAAAACAACAAAAAGATTACGTATGCTATGTATGTTAATACTCTTGTAAGTAGGGCTACTGTACGCATTGGTGATACCAACGTTAGAAACACTAAAAGTATTATTGAAGAGCTAATCACTGGTGACCGTGACATACTGCTTCTTGCTATACTAAAAGCCACTTATGGAGCTGAGCGCACTTTTAAATACCCATGTTCAGCTTGTAATAAACTTAACGACGTAACCATTAACATTGAAGAGGACTTTCCAATGCAGGAAACTACTCTTAATCTTCGCGATCCCTTTTTAATTACACTAAAGAACGGATCACAGTTAAAATTTAGATACCCGGTTGGCTCAGATAACATAGCAATGGCTAAAGGTGAAACAACTGCACAGCAGAGTACTTTGTTAATTAGCCGATGCGTTATTTGGGATCAACACAAAGATTCGCTGTATAGCGAAGAGTGGGCTAAGGATCTTGGATTAAAAGACCGTAATACCATTCTTGGAGAAATCCTAGGACCAAAGGTTGGTCCCAAGCTTGGGGAGGTGAAGACCCAGTGCGCCACTTGTGACGCTGACATCATAATGAATGTAGACTGGGTATCCCTTTTACTTGCCTAACTTAAAGAGTATATACTGGGAGTACGAAGGTGTTGCTACTGTCTACAAAGGGTTTAGTTTAGACGATATACGGAGTATGACTATCCGCCAAAGAGACTTTTGGTACCGTATAGCAAAATGGCGAATATCCGACGGAGGCAGTAAATGACAGAAGACGAGATCAATAAACAAGTCTCCAAAGAGACTGGTTCAATGTCGTCTGTTTCCGTTGGCATAGACCTTGACAATCAAGCACTTCGTGGCTTGCAAGAAACCGTACAAGCTATTAACAAAGAGGCCAAGGAAATGGCCATCAACTTTAAGGAAGCTCTTGAAGCCCTTAAAGAAATGGGAAAAGACTATGGTTTAACCCAAGTTAGAAGCTCTACTGAAATCAGTCCTAGCGGTACTTCAGGAGCCCCACAACGAGGTGCTGCTGGCACAACGATTGTCGGTGGTAGAGCTCACGAGGCAAAACCAGTAACCCCAGCAGTAGACTCAGTATCTGCAGCAATAGGTGGGTTTAAAGCTTTAACTGGGGCCTTTCAAGCAGGAGCAGGAAATGCCCCTAAATTTGACCTTGGAAAAGCAGGAGGCGGTGGAACTGGCGCAATTGGTTTTATGCAAAAAGGCATTGAAGGTGGTGGTTTTACTGATCTTGGTAAGTTTGCAAACATGGCAGGAACCCTTGCCAAAGTAGGCGTTCAAGCAATAGACAAACGTGTAGAATCTGCCAGACCATATGTTTTAGAAGCTGACAAATCTACACTTCAAATGCAACAAATTACTGGCATGAGCCAAAGAGGGGTTATGGATAACCTCCGTATGCCCCTAACAGATTATAAGCTTGGTACTAACGGGATTAACCAGCTAATGTCCTTACAGGCGCGTACAGGCATCAATGCTAGCCAACAGGCATCTAGTGTGGAGTTTATGCGAACTCTAAGTGGTTTTTCTATGGGTGCTGAAGGTGCTTCAAGCATCATAGAAAGCTTAGCTGCTCCAGAAACTGTTAATCAGATGTACATGATGACCGGTATGAGCATGATTGGTCCAGGCGGCAAGCAAAGAAGTACTCAATCCTTAATTCAAGGACTTGCCAAAAGAGCGGGATTAGACAATAAAAACATAGCTGAATCAGCAATAGCCCCTGGTTCTGTTACTAGAGCAACACTATCGGCTATGGGAGTATCTGGAGACTTGCAAGATCAAGTTATCCAATATGGTCAAGCTAACAATAACTTTCGTGAAAAAGGCGGAAAAGGATCATACGATCCAACCAAAGAAGCTGATCGTAAAAGAATGGGTATTGATGATACCTTTGCTATGGAAGCAGAAGAAACTGAACGTAGACGAGGTAAGAGAGACGAACAGTTCTATCGAGATCAAGCTGGTTCTTACGCTAAATTAGAGCGCCAAACACAAACACTTACAGATGCTATGGCCAAGCTTGAACATGCAATAGCCCCAATTATCAGTGCAAGAACTGGTAGTCGTGTAGCCCAAAAGTTACTTGGTGGTTTTGGTTCAATGCTTAGTAACATACCTATAGTTGGTGGAGCCCTTGGATCAATAGGAAGTATACTTTCTGGAGATCCTCGTCCGAGCAATAGCCGGTATATAGGAGATAACCCATGGAATACTATTCCACCATCAATGACTTCGCCTCCTACTCTGCCTCCTACTAGTACTATTCCTAGTACCACTATTCCTAGTACCACTATTCCTAGTGGTACAGTTCCACCACCATATCAACCAACTGTTAGACCCCTTTCAGATGAAGCTAGGCAAACATTAACTGAAACAGTATTAAGTCGTTTTGGTGGAACAGCTGCAGCTGGTTTTAATAACAGCGAATACACTTTATTAGATAAAAACGCAACAGGATATTACAATAAAGAGTTTGATACTGGTAATGCACAAAGATTTGGAATAGGTCACCCACTTAGTGACAGAATTAACCAATTAATATATAGTGCTGCATCCGAAGAAGGAATAAGTATTGGAATAAACAGTGGTAAAAGAGGGTCCTCAGAACAAGAAGCTTTGTTTAAATCAAGATTTGATGTAGTACCGGATTCACAAAAAACATACGCAGATGTAGACTCAGTTTCTGGAATGTCTGGAAATTATCCAACTGTTAAATGGGGAGGTAAAACTTGGGCAAAAAAACGAGGTGTTCCGTATGTTGCTCCACCAGGAAAATCATTACATGAACTTGGATTAGCAGCTGACTTGGATTTAACTAAACCTGGTGCTCAAGCTTGGTTTAGTAGAAATGCAACTAGATTTGGATTAACTACTGGAGATAATGAACCCTGGCACGTTCAACTAGCATGGACTAAAGATATGTCAGTAGAACAGTTTCTTGGTAAAACTGCATTAACAGTAGAAGAAGCTACAAACCCTGATTGGGTAGACTCTAAGGGAAAGTATCATCAAGGCCAACTTCGTGATAATGGTATTAGATGGGGAGCTGAAATACAATCAGGTTTTGGAGTAGACCTAAGAGTGTTTAGCGAAAAGTTATTGAAACAATTAAACATTGAGCCTACTCCAGCTAAATTAATGATGCTACGTACATTTGCTCAAAAAGAAGGAAGCGGTGGAATGTACAACCCATTTAATGTTATTAGTGGTAGTGGTAGGACTACTTTAAATTCTAGAGGTGAGTCAATAGATAGACAAGAAACAAACATGAATTATGCTGGTGGTGAACATCACATAATAGGTACACCAGGAACTAACGTACAACATTTTGATAATATTGACCAAGGGGTAGCTTTTACAGCTGCCCACTTTATTCGTAATCAAACAGGTCTTCTTACTTTACTTAGAGAACCTAACCCAACTTACCAACAATTTATAGATCAATCAACAAGAAATGCAGCAGCAGCAGAAATAGCTGGTAGGTGGTCTTCAGCTCCAGGTCTTTTACAACATGCAGGTACAGTGGAGTCTCAGTATTCAAGAGCTCAGTCATCTGGTGACCTTGCAGGACTATACAGAAACTATGGTTCAGCAGCTGTTGGTAATATTAACCCATATATGGTTGGAGACCCTAATCCAAGCTCTCCAATGTCCGTACCAAGTTCGCCCATGCTTTCGTCATCTGGGTCATCTGGTGGAGGTGGTACCTACCATGAAGGTAGTACTGTAACTATTTCACCAGTAATAAATATGACGTCAACAGGTAGTAGTGGTACTGTTAGTGAGTATGATTTAAGGTCTATGGCCAAAAAGATTGCTAAGCTAATTGAACAAGAATCAAATATAACCAAATTTAGGAGTATGTAATGGCTGATTACAAGGGTGATTACGAAGATCTTTTTGATTTTTTACAAGGAACTCAACCAGGTTCTGGAAAAGACTCAGATGCAACTAAAAATGTTACCAATGATCCATTTAACCTGTACCCAGATAGATCGAGAACTGTTCGTCTTAACAATGCTACTAATCAATTGGAAGCACATACTCAAATACTACCAAAAGGTTTTATTAGAAACTTAATAACAAACCAAGGTGGAAACTTAGCTCAATTTCCAAACATACGATGCAACTTTCAATTTAACCCACAAGATATTCAACATCAAATTGAAGCAAGAAAGGATATGTATTTACCAATCTTGCAAGATCCCTCACAACTTAATCAGCCAATGGCTGGTAATGCAACATTTGCTTTTGAATTAATATTTGACAGAAGTATGGAAGTCAACAGTAACCGTTCATTAACTGTTACTAATGATGGGGGAACTATGCCAGACCCTAAGTCTCCAGAAACTGTTGGTGTATTCCATGACTTACGTGTACTTCATTCAATAATAGGACAGGGACTTAGCTCTGAGTTAATGGATGCGCAACTAGCTAAATTAAAACAAGACGTAAAAAATTACGCTACTATAAACTACAAGCAGTTAAATATTCAAGCAACAGCAACAGCTGATAATTCTGTTACTACTTTTCAACCTGTAAATGCAGATGGTAGTGTGTACGAAGAAGGTCAAGATTCAGACATTCTTGTTGATCTAAACTCAAAAAAGACTTCTGATTTTTTATCAGGAATTGAGACTGATCCAGGTGGTGGTATTAAGTTTATGAGTGATCTAAATGTTGGAAACTCCGCATTCTTAATACCTCAACCATGCAGAGTTATATTTTCCCCAATGTTTATGGTTGACGGTTTTGTGATGAACACAAATGTTTTGTTTACAAAATTTAGTGCAAAAATGATTCCAATACAATGTAAAGTACACTTACAAATGCAAGCAGTATACATTGGTTTTGCTAGAGCTAAAACATTCATAACTGCACAAATAGAAGAAACTCAAGAACAAAATGATGAAGAACTAGCTACATATACTAGTGACTTAACCACATTACGTAAGTTACTTGAAACCCATTTATCACGTATTACGGTTGCCTACAATGCAGATCCAAGAATACTTTCTAAAGGAGGTAAAGAAGACGCAACAATTGAATTTTCACAATCAATTACCTCAGCAAAGACAAATGCAAACAGTGAAAGTTTTGGCATGATATATCAACCATTTTGGATGTTTGCTACTAAAGATTTTTGGTACAACCGACCATATGCAATAACAGGAGGTACCAGCCTTATATCTGATTCTAAACCTCAATCTACTGCAACTGATCCATACGCTCTTTATGAGCCTACCGTATTATTAAAATTTGCTAACCCAGAACTTATACCTTGTCCTACCCCATATGGGGCCCCTGGTCTTACTGTAGAACTTTCACAGACAGTTGATGATAGGGAAGCTATAAGAAAAAAAGTATTTGAAGATCTAGGTAGTAGTAACCCAGTTGTTGATACAAAAGTATATTCTTATATATACGGACCATTTAATAGTGACGCAGCTGCACGTACATTTACAGCAACATTACCAAGTGATATAAAAGCAGATTTACCAGGTGGTAGAGTTGGACAGTACTCTGCAGGATATGCAATGAGAGATACAGATGATTGGGATAATCTTAGTAAAACACCTAAAAACTGGACGTTGGGGATTGACACTTTTGATCCAGTATATAATGGTCTAAACAGAGCTGCTAATGCCATACATATAGGAACAGGAACTAGCTCAGGTACTAGCATTAAATTTAAACTAAACCAACTATTGGAAACTTTAGATTATCCTGATACAGATAGTGCTCAAGCCAGAAACCTTTATATTGTAAATACTGCAGTAACTCAAGAAAATAGTGACCCTAAATGGGACGATAGTAAAATAAGTAGCAATAATATTAATGGTTACAACGCAGTTCCAACTGACCTCTATCAAAAATTACCAAACTCTTTACTAGAGTTAGTTGATGATGTTCACGATCTATCTAATAAATATTTTGCTGTGGTAACAGTGGTTGCTGTATTTTATAATATAGCCGCCCCCGGCAACGAAGTTGGTGGTTCTGCTCTGAGTAGATCAATAATTGTAGTAAAAGGTGATAATACTCGCTTTAAAACTACTCTTGCACCTAATTACAACACTGGAATAATGCCATGAAAACAACGTACTTATCAACCGATAGATACACACTTGATGCTTCTGGTCAAACTGCTTCTAGAAGTAAATTTGTAGTGTCCACTTATGAAGTTTATATAGCAACACAGGGTGACACCTTTATGAACTTGAGTATAAGGTTTTTAAATGATCAATCAAGATACTGGGAAATTGCAGATATTAATCCACAAGTGCAATGGCCTGATCAAATTCCAGTTGGAACTTTGATACGGATACCATCATGATATCTAAGTCTTTAAACGATTTTGCTGGGGTAACAAATCTGGTTATCAACAATATGCAGGTTTTGTATAACTCCGTACTGGAGTATGACCTTTCATTATCAGAAAATAAGCATGATTTATTAGTCATAACTATGACTGGGGTTTCTCCAAGAGCTGTAACAGATTATATAGGAGCACCAGTTAAATTTTTTATGGGTTCTTCAAGTGGAAGAAACCAAACTTTTAATGGCTATGTTTCTTATACTGAACCTTTTTCAAATAACAGAGATGGTTTTGTAAATAAAAGTCCGATACAGTTAACAAAAATTTACTGTGTAGGTGCTTCATTTGTAATGAAGGAGGTAAGATCAAAAGTCTGGAACTATCCTACATTAACTGACATTGTTAATGATCTAGCTTCTAGGTATAGGTTTAGTATTGATTATCCTACAGAGTCATATCAACCTATTCGTTTAGTACAGGCTACTGAGAGTGACTGGTCTTTTTTAAACAAAGTATGTAAAACATTTGGTTTATCTTTTACACTACATGGAACTCACTTGCATATATGGGATAGGTCAAAAGCAACAGGAAGATTGTCTTCATACCATGTGGCTGTTACTTCTTCAAAAACACAAGCTAATCAACCGTTTTCAGTAATCAATTTTGAAGCTACTCTTGGAAGAATTTCTTCTTCAGTAAACGCAAGCAAATCAATTGTATCTGTATTAGATAACCAAAATAATGTGCATACTGTTACTTCAGATTCTAATGAATACAACCCAGGTAATAATTTACCTAAATTATTTAAAAAACCTCTATACTATTCAGCAAGCTCATTAGAAGAAGGTTTAAAAATTGTAGATTCTAATGATAAAAGTAATTACATATATAACGCTACAATAAGGGTAATGTATGGTGCTGGAGCAGTACCTGGTGGTTTAATAGATCTAAGAGGTTATTCATCAGATTTTGATGGACTATGGTATGTAACAGATGTTAGACATATAGTAAAATCAGAAAACTATGTAACTGAGCTTTCAGTAATTAAAGATGCTAAGTATGAAGATAAACCAACACGTACTTTAACAAAAACGTTTTCAAATCCTCCTACATCATTTTTATTAAATGATAACTGGGTAGCAGAAACTTCTGGGGTGATGCAGTATGCCTAGTTCAGACATCAGTTTATACAGAGCTCTTGTAGTTAGATCATTAGACCAGGAAGTACACGTAAAAATACCATCAATTCTTGGTGCAAATGAGACTATAACTTTACATAGACCAACTACAGTTGGTTCAAATTGGCCACCAGCAGAGGGCGATCAAATAATTGTTGCTATTGAGGGAGAAAACTTTAACAAAGTGTACTTAATAAGTAACATTACCAATAATGGAAGCGCTTAATTGAGAGGATTTTATGAAAGTAATTAAAACACCGTTTAGTTTTGCAGGTGGGAAAACTGAAGTAACTAAAGATACTGTTACAATCATAAATCAAAAGATTGAAAGTATCTTAAACACTCCAAAATTCTCAAGAATACTTCACCCATTATATGGTAGTAATATTGCAATGTTAATTAACGAATATCCAAGTGAAATAATATTACTTGATGCAAAGGTGGAAGCCCTGATGGATTTAGAAGAAAACCTATCTGGTGCTACAATACTAGACATGCGCTTTGATACATCCTCGATTACTAGTTCTGATCCAATTCTTAATGTATACCTTACATACAGATTACCCATTGGGACTATACTAGGTAGTACTGTAAAAATAGCTATACCAGGTATAGTTACTGAAGACACGATTGTGTAGGTTGAGTAATGAATCAAGAATTTAATTACGCCAGTAGAACATACAGCACTATCAGACAAGACCTTCTTAATCGTGCGGCTCTTGTTGCTCCAGAATGGACAGACAGAGATCCATCAGATTTTGGTATGTTGTTTGTTGACCTATGGTCGTACATGGGTGACATTATGAACTACTATATTGATAGGGCAGGTAGAGAATCTTTTATAACTACAGCAACTCAACGTGAAAGCCTAATTGCTTACGCAAACATGTTTGGGTACAAGCCTAGTGGCAGAAGATCATCTGAAGCTGTTGTATTTATAGCAAATAGTTCTTCCGCTTCAGCTAACATATACACAGTTAATGTTGGAGACAAGTTTTCTGCTGTTTCAAACAACACTGCTTATAACTTCTACGCTTCCAATGAGGCCATTATTTCTCCTGGTCAAACTGCTGAAATAACAGTTACTGAAGGAACTAGAGTAATTGATGAAACTGTAGTGTCATCAGCAACTGGTCTTCCTAACCAAGTTTATACGTTGGCTAACTCCGATGCAGATGCAGCAACAATATCTGTTACTGTCACTGAGGAGGGTGTAGCAGGTACTTGGGTTATGTATGAAAACATCCAAGATATACCACAAAACTCTAGAGGTTTTAGTGTTGCTTTATCTTCTTCTGGAAAAGTGCAACTAAGTTTTGGTAACAGAATTAATGGATACATACCACCTGCTGGATCTACTATTAAAACGAGCTACACTAGAAGTTCCGGTGTTAATGGAAATATTGGAAGTAATTTAATAAAAACAATTGTTAGTACAGCACCTTCATACATAACAATTAGTAGTTCAAGTATAGCTTCTGGAGGTACCAATGGAGAAACCGCGGAGACACTTAAATCTAATATAATATCCTATATTAGGACACAAGATAGAGCTGTGACTTTACAGGATTATGAAGATCTTGCTAGATCTGTAAGTGGTGTTTATAAAGCAGTTACCACTTACACCCCAGGATCTGGATCAGCAAGTGGCGGAGCTTCTGTAATACTTTATGGATTACCGTACGTAAGTGACTTTTTAACAACTACCTCACATTCAATTACTGTCCCTACTGACTTAAAAACAAGTATTGTTAATCAGGTTATACCACGTTCAATGCTTGGTGTAACTCCTATTGCAGCAAGCACAATTACTTTAAATAGGTTAAATATAAGTGCTTCAGTTTATGTTTCAGATGGTTTTGTGAATAGTGCAGTAGCTGCTAGTGTTTACAATGCTATAGATGGGTTATTGTCTTTTGATGCTACTGATTTTGGTAAACAAATAAGGAAGTCTGACGTGTATAAAGCAGTTATGGCTTTAGATGGTGTTGATTACATTGAGATATCAACTTTTCAAATTTTAAACTCAAGTAATGCAGAAGTTACTGTGCTAGATCCAACACACCTAATAAGAAAAGGTTCTATTTCTATTACTTTTTCTGGAGGGATGGTAGCTTCATAAAATGGCACGTAGATCTTTTACAGTAAGAAGAGGGTCAGCTGAAGGTGGTTCGTACCTTCAATACCATGCTGGTGGAATTGGTGCCTCATTAGGAGGCCCACAAAACTTCACTGGTTCTGCTTCTGCTACTTATATAAAAGGTGATAATGTACAAACTGCCCCAGTTCTAAGTACAGCTATTGCAGCAGGTAACACACTTTCAAATGCTGCATTTTTTGAAGCTAGATCAACTGACTACAAACAAGTTACTATAAAATGGGGCCTTACACTGTATGAACTTGGGGTAACTGCAGAACCATATTCAGTACACATTGTATATTCACCACTTGGGTCCCCAGACACTATTGCAGAAGGTTCTGTACTTATAGAAACTCGTACGATTGAAGAGTTTGTACATACAGGTGTAACAGGTGAATGGGCATATTACACTATGTTTATTCGGTATAGATCAGATAATGATGATTACTATGAACCTGTATCAAAGCTTGAAGTATTAATTCCAGCAAATTATGGTTCAACAGAAAGTTTGTATGCAAAAATACCGGCCTACTACCAATACCAGGATGAAATTGGTACTGGAGATCTTAAAAAATACTTATCAATATTTGGTTGGGACGTAGATAAGTTTAGAACTACTTTAGATTTTGCAATGGCAATGAAAGACCCTAGGGTAGCAAACGAAGAAACACTAGATTACATTGCTAAAGATTTAGGAATTGAGATTACTGTGGGTGATCTTGGTTCTCAAAGACTTAGGGACCTACTTACTATAGTAAGTAATTCACGTAAGAAAAATGGTACAGGTTCTTCTATTGAGCAGTTTTTAGAAGCAGTAATTGGCGCAAACGTAGAAATAGATGGTAACAATAAGACTATTAAGGTTTACTCACAGAGAGTAAACCTAATTAAAGACCCTAAATTTGTTTTTGGGGTGGCAGCTGGATTAGATGCAGGTGTACCTATTGATGAATCATCTGTTACATATGACTCTGGAGAAGTAGGAACAAACCAATCAACCACTACTGATGGTGGTTCCCCTAGTGATACTTTCTCTTCATCTACTGTATCTACAGAAAAATGGGTAAGTTTTACTAATCCTAATAATGTTAATAATGATATTTTAGAAACAGCTAACGCTGATGTAAAAGTTATTGGCGGAGATGTTTTTTATGTTTCAATAAATATCCCTAATATTTCTGGTGGAGCTAAGGATGTTCCCGGGGCTATTAACAATATTGCCATGTATACAGCAAGTGGAGTGGGTGGTGGTAGTGCCAGTTTATTAGGAGTTGACTCTGTTCCACAGGTATTTGGAACAACCAAATATTGGAGAATAACAATACCAAGTACAGTAACTACCTACACTTCAGCAAAATTAACCATTGAGTACAGTACTAACTACAACAACCAAAGTATTTCATATTCTGATTTTTCTAATGTTTTATTAGAACGAAACAACATTGGAATATACTTTGATGGAGATACTGTAGAGGGTGGTTGGTTACTAAGTAGTACTGGTTCTGGAAGCATTTCTGATTATCGATGGCTTGGAACACCCAATGATTCTTTCTCGGTATACACAACTAACTGGAAAAAAACTACTCATGTAGTTTCTAGGCTATTGAAAGATCTGCTTCCAGTTAAAGAAACTATTTCTTCTGGTACTTTGTATAGTAACGGTTACTATAAACCAACAGTTGGTAGCATTGTAAGAACACCAAATTATATGTACACTATTACATACGATAAAATACCAGGAGATACATGAACTTAGTAATAGCTTCCCTAGCTGTATATAAAGTGCTACAACTTATTGACTCGTTGCTGCCAAAAGAAGCAATGCCCTGGGTAAAAATACTGGCCTCAATAGCCCTATCCTACCTTTCCTGCCTAGCCATAGATGCTGACAATATTATTGTAGATGGTGCTGCAATCGCCGCTATGTCTGGTACAGTGCATTCAGCACTCCGCTTACTGACTCTTAGTGGAGATGCCGCACACCGCAAGAGTCTTCGATAGGAGTGTTATGGCAAATACAAATACGTACGGAATTTTTGGTGGGGCCAGCGTTCCAAAGGAAGTAATCAACGCTTCGCTTAACGACATTTCAAAGCACGCTTTTGTAATTCCTTGGTATGGTTCAAAAACCATTTCCCCAGCAATGGAATGTGTTTATGACTGGATGCTGGATAATGAAATTGATTACGAGATCATTGCCTCTTCGGAAGGCCGCCCTCTTCCAAAAGCCTTAAGTAGCCATGCTATAAACGTAACAATGGTATTGGATGTTGACTCTGCAGTAATTGATCTACTTGTTGACTGTAAGCCTGGTATTGCATTAATTATGTGGGATGAGACCAACCCTGAGCGTTCTTTGAATCTTGCCAATAGCACAATTAGCCATGGGTTAGAATCACTGGAGCTGACTAACGGACTATGCCCCATAGTGGTTGACCCCCCAGAACAAGCAGAAACACTACAGCTTTCTGTAACTTCTTTATCTGAAGAAGAGCATTTGGATGAAGTACTTAATCTGGATGTAACCAGCTTTGATAGAGAAACTCTTGAAATTATGCCAGCTGCATCAGTTAAAAGAATGGCAGCTAATGCTGGTTTCCTCGTAAAGAACAAAGAAGAAGCAATTGATGCTTTAACTGGTTCAACCAAGTCAAAAGAGGGTATTGAAATTGGGTCAATATTAATGTTATTCAATGATGGAACTGAGATTGGTTTTGGAATAAACACAGACCTCTTAAAGAAAATTATGAATTTAGTTGTAGATAGCCAATCAAACGAGTAATACTGTACTTACGATACTAATCAAAAGGCCCCCTTTCGGGGGCCTTTTGTTATTCAGTAGTAACTACCACTAAATTAGTGAGTTCACTTCTTCTTAGGAGCTGCTTTCTTGACTGCTGCCTTCTTTTTTGCAGGTCCCTTGCCAAAGCCGGGGTCCTTCTTGTCTTTGAGACCACATCCACATGCTGCGCACATACTTACCCCCCTTCAGCAATCCCAAGCCCGCAAGGACTTGTTAATACGAGAATCAGGGTCATTGGCTGTTTTGGCTGAAGTGTTCTTTTTCTTCATACCTTCCATACGAGCACAGAAAGAATCACGACGAGCTGCTGACTTCTCAGACTTAGCGGCCTGTTCTTTCTTTACCGGTGGCTTAAGGTCGCTGCCAGGATTTGCGCGCTCGTAAGACTTACGTCCTTTTTCGTTAAGACCACCTTTGGGGTCTTTGCCCTCAGCACGAGACCAAGCGGCTGTCTTTTTAGCTGGGGCTTTCTTTTTTTCTGCCATGTTGGCTCCTTACTTGGTTGAGGCTCGAAGTTGCCAAGCCCACTTTTGATGCATATCAATGCGCTCTGACAAGAAGTTGGCAATACCTTGTTCATCAGCTTTTACAGCTGCATCAAAGGTATCTTTTAGAGACTTTAATAAATCGTCATTAGCAGTTAGCAGGGATTTTGCCATTGCCTTAGGGTTTGGTTGAACATCTTTAAAATCAATAGTTCTAAGATCAAGGAATTTTTGAAGACTAAATGGGGCGTAGTCATCTAGCTTACGTATGTTTTCAGCAATGGGGTCAATTGAACTATAGGCATCTGAATATATCTCTTCAAAGAGAGCGTGATACTGACTGAAATCAGAACCTTCTACATTCCAATGATAACCATGTGCCATGAAGTAGAATGTAACTACGTCAGATATCAGCACTTTAAGCGACTTGACTAAATCTTTCATGACAGCTCCTTGTAATTTATCCACTATAAATCGTATCATTTTTTGAAGGATGGTTGTGGAGGTGGGGTGGGTACTGTATGCTCACTAGTCCAATGGGAACCAGTAATGTCTTTGGAGGACGCTTTATAGCAGTCCCTGAGTGGTCAGTTGCTCATATTTTTGAGCATGGCCAACCTCGTGATTTACAGGTTTTGACATGCCTGGTGTCCATGATGAACCTACACAATAAGTCTGCAGAAGTGTCAATTCAAGAAATTGCTAATGCATCACGTACATCAAAAGAAACTGTAAAACGTTCACTTAAATGGCTCTCTGAGCAACAAATAATTACCACAAAAACTAGACGGAAACCAAAGACAAACACTTACAAAATTAACTACACACAACAACCAATAGGGTCACCCATGACCCTATCCAGTACTCACACACCCCAATCAATAGGGTCACCCATGACCCCATCTACCCCACTTGATGAGGTCACCCATGACCCTATCAAAATTGCCATAACACCAGGACAATTATCAAAAGCGCTGATCTCTAGAGAAATAGTAATAATAGAGAGTACTAATAATAAAACCGTAAAGAAGGCCGACGGCCTACGTGATAAGGTAGAGGATATGATTCTTGGAGCAGACATAAACGAAAAGCCAAAAGCTGAAGAACCAGTAAAACGCAAACCACGACCAGAGGTAAACGAGATAGCTAGTTACTTTGTTTATCATCCAAGATCAGTAATGGTCTGTTCGTATTCTTTTCAGGATATGAACATTCTCCGCAGAACAATCAAGCTTCTGCTAGACGCAGGTGTTTCACGGACAACCATTCGTCAAATGATTGACAAGTTTTTTAGCACCGACCGCATGCGTGGTGCCGAATCCCCAGTGCTTATGTTTTCTAGCAAGTCCGTCCAAGCATCTTTGATGGATACAATTGACACAGTTTTGGATAACACCAGTCCAATTTTAAGTTTGATGTTGAATGGTTTCAATCGCGAGGGACTTGAATTACCTTGGGATTCAGCTTCTGATGAAGCCTTACGTAAGGTAATCATAATTTCAGGAATGGATGTGTGCTACCGGTATCCAGAACTGGTTGCTCAAGTTATTGAATTAGCTGATGATTTTTCCTCGTCATCTTTTAGAAATCAAATTAGTTCGTTAAACTCCCTGGTCAAATGGCATATTGGAGAAGAAGAAGTCAATATTAACGAACTACAAGAAGACCTTGCTGGTATCACACTTCCAAAAGAACTGCTTGCAAAAACTCGGACTATGTTGCGTCCTGCCGCTGATACTATTGTTTCAGCGATTTACAACTATCGGAGAGTGACCCATGGAAATTGATGGAGTTTTTGCATTTACAAGTTTTGAAGAATTAACACGCTTTGTGACTTGGGTCACAACTTCGTTTGAAACACCCAAAGAGTTTGAAGAGTGGCTAGAGTTACGCACCTCAGAAGCATCAACTATTGACTCTGACTTTTGGCACATAATTGAAAATGGCTACTATATGGAGAATCATGACACAGACTTACCAGGTTCCGACTGACTGGAAATCAGAAAAGTGGTGGAGAAACCGTTCTGTTGAAGAACGTTTATTTCACACACGAATCCCAACACGCTGGGAAGAGTGGTCACTAGAAGCACTTACGGTGAGTGACCGTTGTATTGAAGAAGTTACTAATTGGATAGCCAACTACAAGCAAGGAGACAGCTTATTCCTTTATGGAAAAACTGGATCAGGCAAAAGTATTGTTGGTCAAGCAGTTCTTCAAGAACTTGTTTTGCAAAATGGCGTATCTGGCCGATTTGTAAGTAGTGACCGTTACATAGACATGATCAAAGATACCTTTGAACAAGACGGTGGACTTCTTCCAGAAATGTATTCAATGCCATACTTGCTCAAATACATCCAAGGAGTTTTTGATGTTGTAATGCTTGATGGGGTAGGGCAAGAACGTGAAACAGATTTCTCAACTCATGAAGTTGGGAGCCTTATACGTAGACGCTATGAGGACACACGCTCAATGATTATTACTACAACCCTAAGTGCCATGGATTTTAATCGTCGATATGGTGATCGTGTTAAAGTCTCCGCAACCGACATGACTGAAATAAGGGTCTCGTAATGGAACGTGGAGACATCGCAGAGTATTCCATTTTAGGGCAAGCCTGTATATGGGAAGGTGTGTTAGCAACAACTCCTGAAGGAATTACTGCTAAAGCCAAGTACAAGTTTCATGAACGATCAAATAATTGGGAAACTGCAATCCCAATGTGGAAACCCAACGACCTTGCTGTACGCTCACTAGTTGACTGCGTTAATCGGTTGGGAATTGGTACTGAGGTAATTACTTTTCTGCACCCTGACGCAGTAGATCCAATCTACGAATGGTTACTTCGTAAGGGTGTACGTACCACAGTGTTGTGGTATGACTCACCCAAAGATTACGAAATAGACTTGCGTTATAACAGAGGGGTGCGTACGGTGTACGTATCAACTGACGAAGAAGCATTTACAATAGGGTTCAGAGCCCACGTTGTTAAACCAAACACTGCATGGAGAATATGATGGCGTCCAGCGAGTTATACCTAATTTCAAAAATCATTCAAGAAAAAGACTTGAATACTCCTATCAAAGCCGGATTGAAAGTTGACCACTTCACTGGTTCATGGCCTGAGATTTGGTCATGGTTATTAGAGTTCAACAGAACGCATGGAGCAGTTCCTACCGAACGTGTGTTCAATCAAGAGTTTGGGGACGTTACATTAGAAGATGCATCTGGAGAAACCTTTTCTAGATTGATCGAGGAGGTTGTTGCAGGTTTCAAAAGAAGAACCATAATGGATTCTTTGTCCCATGCAATTCCTGCTATTGATGCAAACAATCTTGAAGAAGCCATGGCTGCTTTGTCAATAGGTTTACAAAAAGCATCGGTTGATGCGGCCAGACTTAGAGACATTGACATTATTCAAAACTGGGAAAACAGAATGGCCCGTTATGAAGAGATGCGCAACACGCCAAATGCTCTTCGTGGTATTCCAACTGGCTTCCATGGTCTTGATAAGATCACACACGGGTTACGCCCACAGCAATTTATTGTGTTTGCGGGTGAACCAAAACGTGGCAAGTCTTTGTTTGCTTTGATCCTTGCTAACTCTGCACACATTCACGGAAAGCGCCCTTTGTTTGTTTCGTTTGAAATGAGCATTGAAGAACAAGAAGCACGGTATGACTCTTTAATTTCAAAAGTTCCATACACACGTATTTTGTCTGGTGACCTCAATAATGACGACATGATAAAGATCCGCAAAGCTTTGAGTATCCGCAAAAACATGCATCCATTTGTATTCAGCGAAGACACTTCTTCGTTGACAACTGTTACCGCCCTTGCTGGAAAGGTGCAGGAGTATGCACCTGATGTCCTGTTTGTAGATGGTGTGTACTTGATGGACGATGAGGAGGGTGAAGCAAAGGGAAGCCCACAAGCATTGACCAACATCACAAGATCCTTAAAAAGACTTGCTCAGCGTTTTGATATTCCAGTGGTTGCAACAACCCAGGTGTTATCTTGGAAATTGGGTAACAAGAAAACCCGTGCGGTTACCGCAGACGCAATTGGCTACACCTCTTCATTTGCACAAGACGCAGACTTGATTCTTGGTGTTGAGCGAAATCCTGATATGGAAGACCAAGCAATCATTAGAGTTGTATTAGCCCGTACAGCACCTACTGGTGAAGTACACGTTAAGTGGGACTGGACTACCATGGAGTTTGAGGAGGTATCAGACTATGACGACCACATCAACCCCTCATTCGACTAATCTTGCCCAAGTCCTAGAGTCCCTGGGAGTTGAGGTTAAACGAGTTGGCGACAAAGAAATAACTGGGAAGTGCCCAGTGCATATCAGAACAGTTGGTAGAGAAGACAATTCCCCATCATGGAGCATGAACGCTACAACTGGCTTGTGGATTTGTTTTTCATGTGGAGCACGTGGCTCACTCTCATCATTACTTTATGAACTCTCAGGAGGAAACTCTGGGATTGAAATACAGAAGATGATCGTTGATGCTAGCTACAAAGCATTAATTGAAGGTAAGGCCCCACAAGAAGATGTGTTTGTAGATAGGGATGCTTTCTTTGGGTTTGACAGAGTTCCAGAACGTCTATGTCTTTCCCGTAATTTAGATCCGGAAGTTACACATCGACATGGTGTACGTTGGAATCCTAAACACAAATCGTGGGCAATACCAATCATGTCTGCCACTGGCCGCCTTGATGGCTGGCAAGAAAAAAGATTAGGTAGTGTATTAAATTTCCCAACAGGGGTAAAGAAGTCTAAGACTTTGTTTGGAGTTGAACGGTTCCGCAGCTCAACAGCTGTAATTGTGGAATCACCATTAGATGTGATAAGGTTTGCCCAAGTAACAGACAAGGCTCAAGCATTAGGAACTTTTGGTGCATACGTGTCACAGGAACAAATAGACCTTATACTACATTTAGCTGATAAAGTTATAGTAGCAATGGATAACGACAAAGCTGGTATAGAATCTAGTAAGAAACTTTATCACGCACTCGGTACACCCAGAAAAGGGTTGTACTGGTGGAACTACAAAAATACGGATGCTAAAGATATAGGAGATATGACGGACGCTGAAATTGAGGCAGGATTAGAAACTGCCAAGATTATGCCCCCATGGATTGCTTAGATGTTTACAGGTTCCCTTTACCCTTACCAAGAAGAATCAGTTGAAAAGATGCTTGACCGTGGTCAAGTACTCCTTGGACTTGTCATGGGAGCAGGTAAAACTGTTACAACTATTGCTTGCATTGAAACATTAATAGCTAATAAAGATATTGATCGTTGCTTAATCATTGTTCCGGCATCTCTCAAGTATCAATGGAAACGTGAAATTCAAAGGTTCACAAGTTCTCGAGTATCTGTTATTGACGGCCCTGCTAAAACTAGAGAGAAACTGTGGAAAGAATCTATCTCGGCCCACTATATTATTATTAATACAGAATGCTTAATTAGAGATTTAGAGTTTTTTAAACGTATTCCATGTCAAGCAGTAGTTGTTGATGAAGCTACTATGCTTAAATCTCGATCAAGTAAACGTTCTAAAATGGTAAAAAGAATATCTAAACCCATGGTTTATAGATATGCCCTAACGGGTCAACCAATTGAGAATAGACCAGAAGAACTATTTTCTATCATGGAGTTTGTTGACTCTACAGTACTGGGCCCATTTGATGCTTTTGATAGGACTTTTATTGTCCGTGATTACTATGGTAAACCAGTACGTTACAGAAATCTAAATAACTTGCACACTTCTATGGAAGATTGCATGATTAGAAAAACTAGAGAAGATATTGCAGACCAACTTCCCGAGATCATTCATCAGTTAATCCCTGTTCCATTTGATACACATGGTGCAACTCTTTACAGAACTATTGCAACAGACCTACTACACCAACTGCAGCAAGCTATGTCTAAACATGGCGGTTCTTTTAATCTATGGAAACACTATAACGACCCTGCCTCAAATGAAGCTCAAGGGCAGATCATGTCTAGGCTTACAGTACTTCGTATGCTTTGTGACAATCCACATCTTGTTTCCAGATCTGCCGCAATATACGCAGACCCCAAACGTCCTAATGAGGGAAGTGCTTATGCACATGATATTGATTCAAGAGGGTATCTATCCAAAGCAATAGACACCCCTAAGCTTAATGCTGTAGTTGAGTACATTGAAGAGGTGCTTACTGCTGATCCAAAAAACAAAGTAGTGTTATTCTCTTTCTTTAAAGAAAATTTAAGGCTTATTAAAGAAGCTACTTCCAAGGTAACAAAAAGCGTGCTATTTATGGGTGGCATGTCAGCACAAGACCGCGACAACTCTAAGCAGCAGTTTGGTACAGACCCTGATACACGCCTTTTCTTATCCTCAGATGCTGGTGGCTATGGTGTTGACTTACCTATGGCCAATTATTTAATTTCCTACGACTTACCATGGAGTAGCGGAAAACTAGAACAACGAGAAGCAAGAATTATTAGACTTTCTTCAGAATTTCCTCATGTTACCATTGCAACTTTTGTGATGCAGGGTAGTATTGAAGAACGCCAATATGAAATGCTTCAACAAAAACGTTCAATCAATGAGGCATTTGTTGATGGTAAACATCACGACATACGTGGTGGTTTTGATATTACACTAGGAAGCCTCACGCAATTTCTGCGTGACTCACACGTATAGGAGCACTATGAGTACTACCCCAAAGATCCAAGAAGTTGACTTAAGACGTGTTGTTATTGAGTATGTAAACCTAAAAAAACTTATTGAACAATACCAGAGCCGTCTAGACGACATTAAAAAAGAACTAAGTAATCAAGTTGATTGGTTTGGAGATGTTGATGATAAGGGACACAAGTGGCTCCCCGTTGGTAACCATCAGCTCAAAAGAGAGCGACGTGTGTCTATCAACCTGGACAATAACATTGCAGAACAATGGGCCAGAGATAAGAACATGTGGGAAGAAGTTTCTGAAGAGATAAGAGTTATTAGCGAAGATAAGCTTTTAGGTAAGGTATGGTCTAACCCGGAACTAAAGACTGAGCTTGATGAGCTCTACGTTAAAAAAGAATCCTGGGCATTTAAAGTTACAGAAGGCAAGAGCTACGGAGACGAATGATGTCTAAAGACCCATTAGACTTCTTTAATTCTTTACCTGATTATCCTGGTAAAACTCCACCCAAAAATAGGGAGAATGCTAAGAAAAAAGATTCAAGACTAGAAGATAGACTTAACGGGGCAAGAGGCAAAGTTTTCCACATGTCAGGGGAAGAACGAACATTCTTTTCAGTTGGAGAACTTGCCAAGGCGTTGGATCGCAAACCAGTGACCATTAGGATGTGGGAGCAACAAGGGTGGATACCTAGAGCCACCTTTAGAACTCCCACACCACGTGGTCAACAAATTCCTGGAAAAACTTTGAAAGGTCGTAGACTTTACAGTTTGGAACAGGTAGAATTTCTGATTGACGCTGTTGATCAGTTTCAAATTTCCAACCCAGCAAAGGCCAACTGGGATGGATTTAGAAAACACATAAAACAAAAATGGCCCAACTAACCAAAACAAACAAAGGAAAAAATCATGAGCAGATATGACGACGACGATGAAACAGAAATCATGGAAGAAGCGGTAAAGCCAACACGTGTTAGCCGCAAAACCGATGATGACGAAGACAAGCCCATTGTGGCTACAAAAGCAATCCGTAGTGGTTGGGGTGCTGTAGAGCAAGCTAAATCAGCAGATTCCCCATATGCACAAAGATTGCGTATTTCAGAAGATACAACAATCATCAAGTTTCTTGAAGATGAGCCATACGCTACTTACCGCCAACACTGGGTAGAGCGTACTGGTCAGAAGTCCTTTACTTGCATTGCTGACCTTGACCCTAAGGGTTGTCCGCTTTGTGATGCAGGTAGCCGACCATCAACACGTTTTGCGTTTAACGTAGTGTTGTTGTCTTCAGATGCTGAGCCAATGCACAAGTCCTATGAAGTTGGTCCACGAGTTATTGACCAACTGAAGAACTTCCACATTGACCCACGACAGGGACCACTTTCAAAGCATTACTGGGCGGTTAGCCGTTCAGGTAAAGGTGCAACCTCGGCTACCAATCATCAGTTGGTTAAAGAGCGTGATCTTGAAGAGTGGAATATCGACAGTCTTACTGAAGATGACTTTAAGGTTTTCCGCAAGGATTCCTACACCCCTGAAATTATTCAAATTCCAACCAGAAAAGACCTCACTCAGATTGCGCTAGAAGATCTGGCGGACTGAAATGAGTCAGTTAAGTAACTGCATGGGGGGCTTAACGGCCCCCCATGTTGTATCTACAATTGAAGAGTTAAGGGAAATTGTAGCTACAATTACCGAGGTAGGGGCGTTTGCATTTGACGTTGAAACCCGAGGTACCGTAGAACGTCATTCTGATGTTATGGCATGGATTGACAAAGAATGGGAAGTACACGCTACAACCATTAAAACAACCTCTGAAGATGTTATTGCCCGATCCAAAGAGATACTTGTAAACAAATGGGCAAGCACTCTTGCGTTAGACCCCATGCGTAATGAAGTATTTTGGCTGGGACTTGCTACAGAGGGGCACTCATGGGCAATCCCAATGGGACACCCTAACGGTGAGATTATTATTCCCGAAGAGCGTGGTGACGGATCTACTATTCCACCAAGCGGATATCGCAAATTCCTGGCTAATGGTAAGGAGTCAATGGCTAAGGGTAGGTATTATATCCCAGCAGTGTTTTCTCCTGCTCCGGAACAGCTCTCTCGAACTGAAGTTTTTAAGGAACTTGAACCTATATTCTTTGGTGATCTTGTAAAGATTGGACATAACGTTAAATTTGATGCAAGATCTATTCGCAAGTACTTTGATGGGGAACTACCTGAAGGTCCCTTTATTGACACAATGATTGCTCAGCACATCTTGAATGAGAACCTTTCTGAGTACAGTCTTGATAAACTCATAGCACATAACTTTGGAGGGTTTAACCCTTACCATCAAGACGGCAAACTTGGTGCAGTAATCACCCAAGTTCCTTTTTCAAAAGCAACAAAGTATGTACATTTAGATGCAAAGTGGACGTGGCATCTATACAAAATCCTTTGGCAAAAGATTCAAAACAAAGAAGAGTTACTCTCATGCTTGCGTCAAGACATGGAAGTTGTCCGTGTTCTCATGGAAATGGAAGACACAGGTATTCCAGTTGACCATAGATCTATGAAGAAGCTAGGCGTAGAGCTAGACAAGCACCTAAATAACTTGTTGCTAACTATGATGGATTACGCCCCCCCTGGATTTAATCCAGATAGCCCCAAGCATAAACAGCAACTCTTGTTTACTAAGAAGAGAGAGGGTGGCTTAGGTTTAAAGCCAACCAAGTTTACAGAAAAGGGGTCAGCTTCAGTAGACGAAGAAGCACTCCACAATTTGGAAGCTAAGCACCCAATTGTTCCCATGTTGATTGACTGGGCAGAAACAAAGAAGGTAAAATCAACGTATGTTGATGGCTTGCTTACTAAGCTAAACAAAGGATCACTCCACCCATCATTCCACTTGCATAGAACAGCCACTGGGCGTTTGTCATCAAGCAACCCCAATCTACAGAACATCCCAAGAGACAGTAGCGTTCGTAGTTTATTTGTGGCCACTCCTGGAAATGTCCTGCTGGTAGCTGACTACGACCAGATTGAACTCCGTGTAATGTGTATGTTCTCAGGAGACAAGAAGATGAGTGAGTTATTTCTCAATGGTGAGGACATTCATGCTGGAGCAGCTGCTCTCATATTGGGTAAATCCGTAGAGGAAGTTACTTCAGAAGAACGACAACTTGGAAAAGGGGTCAACTTCTTAACTGCTTACGGTGGAGGCCCACAAAAACTGGCAAGAACAACTGGTGTTGATGAGGAACACGCTCGATATGTTATTGACCAGTACTACAAACAATTTTCAGGAATTACTAAGTGGAAAAAAGCCATCATTGATGAGGGGATAAAAATGGGATATGTTAAAACTATCTCAGGTCGTCGTCGCAGACTTCCAGACTTACGGTCAGACGACTATATGTTGCGGTCTAGAGCAGAACGCCAAGCTGTTAACGCTGTAGTTCAAGGATCAGCAGCTGACATATGTAAAAAAGCTATGATTGATGTTTACGGTGTACTCAAAAACACAGACTCTAAAATAATTGTTCAAGTTCACGACGAATTAGTAGCAATGGTTCCAGAGGACTCAGTGGATGTAATACAGCCCTTGTTTATAAAGGCCATGGGTGATGGTAACATTATTAGTGGAATACCATTAAGAGTGTCCTGCCACTCAGCTTATAACTGGTCGGAGGCGAAAGGGTGAAAATGTCTTCAATCCCAATAGATGAACGTAACTTCTATTTAACTTTATCTATATTAGAAGGTCAAAAATTAGCTCACTCTGCTGGCTTTTCTGTCCCATCTCCGGATGTTCAAGAACATGAAATTATAGATACTATGCAAAAGTGGTTTTCATTATCTAATACAGGTGTACTTCATCATATAAAAGAATGTGCATCATGGATGATAACCGTTCTTAAAGAAAACAATGATTTTGATGAAGCAACCTTAAAAGCAATTGAAAACATTATTACATCATTTGGTGTAGCCACCATTGCACACCTGATAGATCAAGATACTATTACGCTGGATGAGACAGTTAGACATGGACCATCTATTGAAAAAAGTATGGGATCATTAGTTGGTTTTATGTTGGCAGCAGCTTTAAACGAGATAGACTATGAAGAATACGACGAGGAGGACGAAGAAGATGAGTAGCGACTGGTGGTCAAAAAAACTAAGTGGAGATAAACCAGCCACATCAACTAACCGTAGTTTTAACCCAGTTATACCCCCTACCTCTGGTACTATAAGATTCCCACAACCAGTAATTCCACAACAAGGACCTGACGAGCCACAACGTGTTTTACGCCCAGATCTAGATTCACAAGCACAAATTACTATGGGTGAAGCGTTAAGATTATGGAAAGGTGGAGAAGCTGCCAAAAAACAAGGGAATGTAACCTGTCCTGACTGTGGTAGTGGTAATGTCTTCACAAGAAGTTCTAGAGCAGCAAGTACAAATATTCAAGGTAATTCACCAGCACCACGTTGTTTTGAATGTGGTTGGAATGGTATGTATGACCAAGCTTCCCAGACATCCTGGGGCGTCTAACAAAAAGGAAACAAATGCGCATTGATGCAACACGCGAGAGCCTTGATTCAATCATCTCCGCAATCAACAAGAAGTACGGCGAAAATATAATTGTCCAAGGTAATCAAGTTAAAGAAGAAGTACCTCGTATTACTACAGGTATTCTTGCATATGACTTGATGCTTGGAGGAGGTTGGCCAGCAAACCAGTGGTCTGAGATTATTGGTGATGAGTCTTCAGGTAAAACTGCATTGGCTTATAAAACCATTGCAGCCAATCAAGCGTTAGATCCTGAGTGGGTAGCTATGTGGATTGCTGCTGAAGAGTTTGTTCCAGACTACGCCAAATCAATTGGTGTAGATCTTGACCGTCTTTGGGTAGTTGAAACCAACATTATGGAACAAGTCTATGACCTAATCATCCGTGCTATGGAAAACCGTGCTGTTGACTGCATAGTTCTTGACTCACTCCCCGCGCTAGTACCAGGTGATGAAGCAGAAAAGATGATGGATGAGTTTACAATGGGCTTAGGTGCACGTCTTACAGGTAAGTTCTTCCGTAAGAGCAGCAAAGCACAGAAACGATCAATGGTTGTAGAAGATCGTGGTTGTACAGGGTTGATCATCAACCAATGGCGTGAAAAGATTGGTGTCATGTATGGTGACCCAAGAACTACACCAGGTGGTAAAGCCAAGAACTTCCACTATTTTGCTAGAGTAGAAGTCAAGCGTGATGAGTGGATCAAAGAAAAGGATGAGCCAGTAGGTCAGACTATTCGTGCTCGCACCATGAAGAATAAAACATACCGACCACAGCAAGTTGCTGTAGTTGACTTTTACTTCTCAGATTCAAATGGTTTTAAACTTGGTCAATTTGACACCATAAAAGATATCGTAAATATATGCATCTCAGTGGAAATAATCACCCGAGGTGGGGCTTACTACAACTACAATGGCCAGAAATGGCAGGGTAAAGAAGCATTACTTAATGCTGTTCGAGAAGACCTAGATATGCAAGCAGAACTACGACAGAAAGCTACGGAGTACTTCCTATGATGTTTGGTAAAGAGGAAAAACGTTCAATAATGAAAGCTTCCAAGAAACAAGAGAATCGTTCTGCAAAGATATACAAGGGAAGCCGCAATGCAGGATCAGGTTCAGGGTGGATGCGTAAGAACGATGTTCGTACTCATGAACTTCTTATTGAAAATAAACTAACAAATAATGTTAAATCGTACTCAGTAAAAGCAAAAGAACTGGTAGAGTTAACACAGCGCGCAGTACTAGAAGATAGGTTACCTGTTTTGCAGTTTGACTTAGGTGGCCGACATTATGTGGTACTAAACGAAGCAGACTTTCAAATGCTACTTGGAGAACAATGACTGACATAAACATCGAAATTGAAAAGCTACGTAGTGATTGCGCACACTTAGCAAGAATTATTGCATCAATGTACAACTGGAAAAATAAGAGTGTTGAAGAAATCATTGCTGCTTTTCCAAAGGAAACTAATGACTGATACCCCATGGTACACAAAGAACTACAAAGACTTAGCCAAAGTTAAGGGAAGAATCCTTCCAGCAATTCAAACTCAAGTTGCTATTAATAGCAAAGAGCGTAATAGCACTAGAGACACAGAGCATTTACACCCATCAGAACTTTCCAAAAAAGACTGGTGTGCCAGAGCCGCATGGTATAAAATTAAACAGTACCCTGCGGCAGATGAATCATTAGCATTTAGCCGCCTTAACATATTTGAGGAGGGCCATGCAATTCACGCAAAATGGCAAAAATGGATTCAACAAGCTGGCATTCTTGGTGGCACCTGGGAATGTGAGGCGTGCCAAGAACGTT